CTCATAACTAGTTACGATTCTGTAATAATTCTTCTTACCACTAGCCGTCCCATCAGGCAATGTTACACTATATGGAGTACCATAAAGCCATTTTGTTGCCATCAGAAATCCCTCCCTGCTTCTAAGGGATTGTTCATCTCAATTTTGTGTAGAGTATGAGACATTATAGCGTTTTTTATTTATTTATAGGACAGTTCTGAAGTATGCATAACCAATGTCACGCAAGTCATTTAGTTCACTAGCTCTAACAGAATGCAACTGTCCTGGTATTTCTTCCCAAGTATAATTTCTAAACTTACCCCAGTGATAGTTGAGTCCACGAAATCCCCACCTCTGTATATCAACACATGCAATTAGTGGATGTTGATCATATTCAAACCCCTTTGTCTTTGCATTGTATATAAAGGTATAATAATCTCCCACATCAGGTATCATTTGAATATCAGTAAGTAGTTCTGTAATCATAAGCATTCTATCTTCAGGATTTCCCATTGCTTGTATTTCTGTTTTGTATGGAGCAATCCGATTAGAACCTACCTCTTCTACAAACTGAAACTCATCAAACCCTTCTCTTTCTCTTCTTTGCTTTAGTGTCTTTCTTGGCATTACTTGATACCTAATTCTTTTTCTGTTACGATTTTAAATTCAATCATTCTATCGTCGCAGAATTCTTTTGCTGCTTTCCACTTAGCTTGATTGACAGCATAAGTTTGACACTCATAAATGTAGGATTTAGTCACTCTTGTTTTTTTCTTTGGAGGAACAGTTTGTCTTTCGGGTTTGACTTCTACAATATAAGTTTTAATCTTGCCAGTGCTCTCTTTTACCTTTATAATAAAATCAGGAAAGTATCTGTGAATGCGATTATCAACTGGAGAAATGTATGGAATACAGAACTCTTCTGAACCCCATGCAACAATACTTTCGTTTAAGTCACACCACTTACAAAACTTTCTTTCCCAACTACTTCTACAAATAATATTGTTAGGATCTCCTTTATATTTTTTTGGATAAGAAGGTTTGTATTTGCTTTTTATACTTTCTCCCATTTATCCTGTCTACATAATATACCGGTAAAAGTATTTATAGGTTGCATGGCAGCACCAAGTCCTACAAAAAAAGTTTTAGCAGATTTAAAGGCAAGTATATTAGCTCCTGCACAGACTTCACATTTTTTATGTGAATTTCAACCACCTTCTAATGCGGCATTTGATGAATTTATGAAAGCTAGAGGTGCAGAATATTTAAGTGGTAATAATCAAAATTTATTTCAATTATCTTGTTGTGATGCAACATTGCCTGGATCAACACTAGCAACTCATGAAATTAATAATGATTACACTGGAGTAACTGAAAGACACGCATACAGAAGACAATATGATGACCGTGCTGATTTCACCTTCTATGTTGATAAGGAATATAAAGTTATAAACTATTTTGAAAATTGGATGTCCTTCATTGTTGGCGAACAAGATATAGAAAATCAAAAAACACGAACTTACAACTACCGTGCTAAATTTCCATCTGATTATAAAACGGATAATCTTTACATAGTAAAATTTGAAAAAGACTATGCTGGAACATCTTTACAGTATCAATTCATAAATGCTTTCCCTATTAGTATCAATTCAATGCCAGTTTCATATAGTGGTTCTGAACTTTTAAAATGCACTGTATCATTTACTTATTCTAGATATGTTGTTCAGTCTACATCTATATCTGAAGCAACATCCTCTGGAGCAGCAGCTCTTGGTGGAACACTAACACTGTCTGAAGAAGATCGCGCTCGTTTTGGTGTGCCTTCTAGTTCTTCTTCATCTCAACCAATTAATCCAACAATTAATCGTCAAGGAACAGATGCCTTTAGAGGAAGGAGATAAATAACCATACTGAAACATCTATAGGACATTATGCCTTTACCAAAGATTGCTACACCAACATATGAGTTGGAATTACCTTCTACTGGAAAACCCATTCAGTTCAGACCTTTTCTAGTTAAGGAAGAAAAGTTATTGGTTCTTGCTCTTGAGAGTGAGAACACAAAAGAAATTACAACAGCGATTAAGAACGTAATCAAGGCTTGTATTCAAACAAGAGGGATTAAAGTAGAAACACTCCCCACATTTGATATTGAATATCTCTTCTTAAACATTAGAGGTAAGTCGGTTGGGGAAGAGATTGAAGTTAATATCATTTGTCCTGATGATGAGGAAACTTATGTTCCTGTGAAAATCAATATTGATGATATCAAAGTATCAAAGAGTGACGAGCACACAAATAAGATTAAACTTGATGACTCTCTTATAATGGAGATGAAGTATCCTTCTCTGGAACAGTTTGTCAAGAACAACTTTGATTTCACTGAAGACAATGTAATGGATCAATCTTTTGAATTGGTTGCAGCATGTATTGATAAAATCTATAATGAAGAAGAAGTTTGGGCTGCTGCCGATTGTTCAAAGAAAGAGATTACTGACTTCCTTGAGTCAATGAACTCTTCTCAGTTCAAAGAGATTGAAAAGTTCTTTGAGACAATGCCTAAACTGTCTCATGAAATCAAAGTGAAGAATCCAAACACTGAGGTTGAGAGCACTGTCGTACTGGANGGACTCTCAAGTTTTTTCGCATAGCACTCTCTCACATGGATTTGGAGAGTTANTATAAGTTGAATTTTTCCTTGATGCAGTACCATAAATATTCATTAACTGAGATTGAAAATCTTATTCCTTGGGAACGAGACATTTATGTTGAGCTATTGAGAGCGCATTTAGAAGAAGAGAAACTTAAGCAACAGCAAAATGGGTCCTGACGAGTTAGATGATTTACTAGCAAGCATACGAGCAGAGTCAAAGGGAGGCTCTGCTCTTGCTTTGTATGAAGGAACTCGTGCAACTGATTTAGTCAGTGAAAAGATAGACGAAAGAATATTAAATCTTCTTGGACTTGACGACGTATTTGATATTGATTATGCAACTTATATTTCCTTATTAAAGGAAAGGGCAGCTGCTGCCAGAATGACTGGCAAGAATCTTGCTACTGAAGAAGCAGAGTTAGTCACCAACGAATTCAAGAGAGTCAAAGGAAAAGTTGGTAGATTTAAAATACAAAAGAAGAAAATAACAGCATCAAGTATTGCAGTAAGAAAACCAATAAAAGCAGTAAATCAAAAAGCACTGATGCCTGCTCCTGCGGCTGGTGGCGAAGAATTAATTCCTGTTGTAAAGGATATTGATACGAAACTTGATGAACTTCTTGCTGCAGTAAAAGCAGACTTTAAAGCAGAAGAAGAAAGAGAAAAGCAAGAAAAGAAAAGCGAAGAGAATCAAAGAAGAAGAGCAAGAGAAAAGAAAATGGAGGCAAAGGAGTCTCCAATTATTAAGTCTCTGAAGAGTACTGCAAAGAAAATCGTATCTCCTTTCCAAGCAATTTTAGATAGAATTTTTAGATTCATAGGATTTACATTGCTTGGACATGTTGTTGATAAATTCTTCAAGTGGTTCAGCGATGAAAATAATAAGAAAAAGATAGAAACTATTGGTAGATTCTTAAAGGATTGGTGGCCTTCTTTAGCATTTGCTGCTGGATTATTTTTAACTCCATTTGGATCATTTGTTCGTGGCACTTTAAAATTGTTAAGATTTTTTGTGCCTCAGATGGTGAGGTTTATGGCTGCTCATCCACTTTTGTTTGCTACCGCGGCCGCTGGAGTTGGTGCATATGCAGCAACTCAGATGAATGAACAAAAGAGAAAAGAATTTAAGAAAACAGAACCATCTATAGTTCTTCCAGAGGAAACTGCTAAAACTGGCAAAATGCCAGGAGTTCCTCAACTACAACAAGAACAAGTCCTTCAAAGAGGATTTGGTGGAATGTTTAATAATGGTGGTATCGTAAGAACAAAATCATTCTTTGGTAATAAATCAATTGCAAATGTTAATGATATTGCATTTGATGGTGGTGGTTCAATTACTAAAGACACTGGACTTGATATTACTGGTGCTGGCCCTGATACTCAATTAATTGCTGCTGCTCCCGGTGAGATTGTTATACCAAGAAAGACAGTTAATAAGTATGGTTCAAAATTCTTTATGAATTTAATACATTCTTCTGGAATGAGTGGTAACCCAAGGTTTGTAAACAATATTCAGTTAGCACAAAACGGTGGAATTGTTGGTGCATTGGGAAATATGGGACTGCCTGGAACTGGAACTGTAATGTCACCACTAACCAGAGGTGATTCAACTGTTGCTGGTTATCAACAAAAACTTCTTGGAATTCCTTTAGGGAGCTCAACTTTCCCAAGAGACGCAAGTGGTTATGGGACTGGATATTCTCAATCTGAAATGGCAAGATATGAGCAGTTTAATAAACAAAAATATTTTACAAATGCTGCCGGTGCTCTGCCGAAATTAGTCGATCGTTCAAATATTGTTGGCGATGCCTTTAAGAATTTTGGCAGAAATGTTCAGACAATTAGAGATGCTGCGAGGCGTCAAGAAGAAATGATGAGGAAACTTGGATATGAACCTGATGGTTATACAAATTTTAGCGGACAATCAATTAATTTAGGGCCTCAGTCCTCTATAAAACCAATTGGAACTCCCGTAGTTACTACTGAAACAAAAATGATTGTCTTACCTCCAAAGACAACCGTTGCAAAGAAACCTGATTATAATGTTAAATCTGGAACTGATATTCCAGACTTCAGTCCTATTGCTGCTGTAGCTCATAGAATGAAAGTGACTGAAGCACTTGGCATTTCTAATCTGGTGTAATAGGAGAATAAAATGGTAGTAAGTTCTCAAAAGTTTTTACCATCAGGAAAGTCAGGTTCTTTAGCGGTAAGGCCCACTGCTAAACTTTCAATGATTCGCAAACCTTTGGTTGCGACATCTTCTGATGGTGAAGCACAAAAAACTGTACTTGATGTTCGTAATAAAGTCACTTCCCTTACATTTATTTTTAAAAGAAAGAAAATTTTAAAGAAAAAAATTCTTGATAGAAAGAGAAAGTTAGTAGAGACAGAAAAGAATAAAAAAAGAGAAGAAGAATTAGAATCCAAAAGAAAAAAAGGTGGAAAGAAAGATGATGAAAAATTATTAATAACACCTCCAGGCGGAAACATTATTGATTCTCTTACAAGATTTGCTGGGTTTACTTTACTTGGGTTTATAGTTGATAAGTATTCGAAATTTTTTCCAAAGTTGATAGAGTTTGGAAAAACCATACAACCTGCAATAGAAATTTTTAGTAGTTTTGCTAAAAATCTTGTTGGTGGTACGATTGATTTTATTGAGAATGGATATAAAGCATATGATAAAGTTCGTGCTGGAATCAAAAATATTGGTGGTGAAGGAGCACAAAAAACTTTTGATGAGTTTTCTAAAAATTTAAATTTAATTTTGAATGGTGCCATCATGGCATCAATGTTGATTGCAAGTACTGCTCCTGGAAAAAAATCTGGAGGAGTGTCTCGCGGTGGTGGGTATGGTGCTGGTTATGCTGCTGGATATGCTGCTGGACTTGCGTCTAGAGGTAGAGGTCCTAGATATCGTTCTCCCGGACAAGCAGCAGCAGGTGGCACTTTCCAGGAAAATCTATCAAGACAAGCACTCTCCAGAGAAAGAATGCTTGCTGATGCTGGCCCTAGAGGACCATTAGATAGAATGCGTCGTGGTTTTAGAGGAGCTGGCGCACAACTTCAAACTGGAACATTGTTCCAGAGAGGTTCTGGTTTACAAAAAGCACTTTATAATGCTCCAGGAAAATTAAAAGGTGTAACTTCAAGCCTTGGTAAAGTTGGCAGTGTTGGTGGTAGAATTTTTGGTAGAATACCCATCATTGGTGGACTAATTGATTTTGCAATCAATCTTGCGATGGGTGAAGATCCTGGAAGAGCAGCAGCAAAAGCAGTAGGTGCTACTGTTGGTTCTGCACTTGGAACTTTTATTCCAGTTCCTTTTGCCGGTACTATTCTTGGTGGTATTCTTGGTGACATTGTTGGCGGAGCAATGTATGATACTTTGGTTGGGAGTAAAATCAAACCTCAAGCAAAGGCACAAGGAGGAACAGTAACATCTGGACAATCCAGAGTTTCTCCTACAAGAAGAATTAAAAAAACTAAAACAAAACAAAGAAAAGTTTATGTTCCACAAAAAACACAACCTGGAAAAGATTTTGGTGGAAAACTGAAGATAGAACAACTGTATGGTGAAGATAAACCAGGAGAGAAGAGTGCATTGAGAGCTCTTAAAAAGAGCTCTGAAGATTTGAAAAAAATGAAATCAATGCACGGCATAGTTGGTGGAATTCTAGGTGCTGGTATTGACATGGCACTCGGACAGAAACCAGATAAAAAACTTGCAAATTCTCTTGGAAGTATGTTTGGTTCTGTTATTGAAGCATCAGTTAATGCGGAACTAAATTCTTCATTTAATGATATTTCAAAGGCAATTGCTATGGCAAGTGGTGGAGTAGTTCCATCAAGAGAGATTGGTGCTAGAATGAGTGTCGGTGAAAGGATTGGTAAGTATATTTCTAATGCTTTTTCAATCGCACTTGAAAGTTCTGCTACTAGAGTATTGCAAAACTTAAATCAAGAAGTGAATCGTGAAGGTGGCTCCACCCTCGATGGAGACGGTGGAGCCCCCCGGCGCGGTGGCGGAGGATCAAAAGGATTGTGGCAGGGCGAAGCTGCTAGTATTCCACCAGAGGGGAAAGCTCTATTAGATGCTATTGCTGGTTCAGAATCTAGTGGTTATAATTCCAGGTATCCATCCAAAGCATTTAGTGGATATGATGATCACCCAAGAATTGATGAACGTATTTTAAGCGGTCCAAACAAAGGACTTACAAGTAATGCTGCTGGTAGATATCAATTCTTATCTACAACTTGGGATCAGTACAAAAGACCTGGTGCTAAGTTTACACCAGAAGAACAAGATATTGCAGCGTATAGATTAGCAATTGCTGCTTATGGATATGGTGAGCAAGGACTTCTGAAAGCACTTAGAGAAGATCCTACAAAAGTTGCCAATAAGTTGAGTAAAACTTGGACATCTTTGCCCGGTGGTATAGAACCAAATAATGCTACAGGGGGATTCTTGTCTAGATTTAATACAAAAGTAAAAGAATATAAACTCGAACCTGCTAAACCAGCAGCTGCTAAACCAGAACCAGTAAAAGGCCAAAAAGTGTCTTATAATGGTTTGAATCAACAAACTTCTTATGAATTAGCAATTCATGAGAGGAATGTTTTCCTCTATCAACAAGAAACAGTTCTTGCTTAAATAGTAATAAAAATATATGTCAAAGGACTCACTAACATTTAAAAAATTCGAAATCTATTCTAATGATGATGAGTCTTCCTCTGTAGATTTAAGAGGAGGAACTCCTAGAATAGAGTATCGTGAGAGTGTTTTCTTGCCATATGTTGTAGTTGTTTGTAATATCGTTGATACTGGCAATGCGGTGTTGGTTGATGATAGATACGTCAGTGTCCTTGAAGCAATCAAATGTCAAGGTGTAGAAAAGGTTGACTTTGCAATTGAAGATTCATTGGGTAATAAGATTAATCTGGATGGTGACGATTATCATTTAAGAGTAGCTGCAACGAGTGAGATTAGCACATCATTTAAAGCAACGACTTTTAAATTATCTCTTGTTTCTCCAGAAGCATTTGATAATTTAGTAATAGAAAATGAATGTAGAAATGCTTATGGTGGAAAGATATCTGACATAGTAAAATTAATTATTAAAAATAATCTTAAGTCAACCAAAGAAACAACGAACTTTGATGTGACTCTTGATACTTTTAATCAACAAGGAAAGAGTAGAAAACCTTTTGATATGATTCTTGATTTACAAAAGATATGTATTCCAGAGTCAGTTCAAACTGATAGTGGTAAAACTTCAAAGGGACACCTTGCTGGATACTTGTTCTGGCAAACCTCTGAGGGTTGGAACTTCAAATCTTTAGATAATCTCTTTAAGTTCAGTGGAAGTTATCTCAAGTATATTGACAATAGAGGTAGAGCAATAAAGAATTACATTGAAACTAAGAGAGCAGATAATAATATTCCTTCAGGATTCACTGATAAGATATTGCATTATCGTGTTCATAGAACCATTGATGCACTAAGACAATTTGAAACTGGTGCATTCGGAACACTTCTGGAGACATGGGATCCTATCAATTGTAGTTATGATAAAACTAATTCTGTAATTACAACAGAAGAAGGAAATGGAATCCGAGCAGGAAAAAATCTCCCAAACTTCGGAAAGTATGCTGGGAAAGCAACAAAAAGAATTGCAAACAAATCTAAAGCAAAGGGGCAAACTGTTGTTTATGGTGATAATATAGAACAGCAAGTTGAAAAAACTGACAAAGAAAATTATTCTGTAGATGATGTTACACAACAAGCACTACAGAACTACAAACAAAAAATGAATATGTCCGCTGAGATTGTTATTCCTGCTGACTTTAGTTTACATGCAGGAGATTTAATATACTGCGAATTCCAGGAACTATCCTCTGGAAAAACGATTCTCTCAAGTAACAATCGTGATAGCGGTATATATATGATAGCAGATCTTTGTCATTTCGGTAATCGTTCAAAGACGTTTACAGGGCTTCACTTAGTCAGAGATTCTTATGGAGTAAAAAATGGATAACATCGAACAACACATTCAAAAAGATAAAGAGATTCTGGATAACCCAACAATCTCTCCACAAATGCGTCGCCATACTGAAGAAGAGTTGGCAGACTTAAAAGCATATGCAGAACGTCACCCAGAAGATCATCACGATCCCACACCACTAGAACTCTATTGCGATACTCATCCTGATGCATCTGAGTGCAGAGTATACGAGGACTGATTAACTGATGGGAAAAATTATTGCCCAGATTGTAGACAGAAGTCGTGATAAAACCATTAAACCTGTCAAAGGGTTTAGTGGTGTTGAGACGATTCGGACTGTCTACGAACGTTATAAAATCTGGATACCAAGCCAGATGGATGCCAACATTCCAGTTGAACAGTTGGAGTGGGCAAGAAAGAAAACCATGAATTCTGGACATGGAGGAATCGAATCCTTTGAATCAATAATTCAGACAGGTTCTTTTGTTGTAATTGAGGAAGATGATAACGGTGACTGGGTAATTGATGAAGTATTGCCAAACGTTGTTTGTGATGAGATTTCTTCGGAATTTGTTTTTGGAAAAGCATCAAGCGGTTTCTCTCCAACATATTATCAAGGACTCCAAAAAGTCCCAACTACAGCTCAAACACCCGATGGTGGTGGTTTAGTTTGTGAACTACCTCAAACTCCACAAGCGTCACTGGAAGACGAGAAGCAGCAAAAGCATAACAAAACTGAAACAATATACACTGCATGTAAGAAAGTTGATTTTGATGCTGCCAATGAAGAAATCGAAAAACTTATCAAGGATGTTGAGGACTTAAGAACAGGACTTCTTGGAGAAGATAGTTTTTTAGCGACAAGTCAAGAATTTGTTAATCAGGTTCAGGATAAAGTTAATTCAGCATCAGCAAAGATTGCAGAACTGACTGCTGATTTGGTGCAAGAAATAAGAAAATATGTACTTAGAAAAGTCAATGCAGGTATCAATGACTTAACTGGAAATGCACCATTAAGTACCAGATATATTGTAAACGAAGCAAAGGATAAAGGACTTAGCACTCTATCTTGTCTCTTCGCAAAAATATTAGCAAATCTTGAGAATTTAATTTATGACCTACTGAGTCAATTGATTGATTATGTTCTTAATACCTCAACGTGTTTAATTGAGAATTTTATTTCTAATTTTATTGGACAAATAGTTGCTCAGTTAACAGAATTAATTAATATAATATTAGAACCAATATCAAGTCTTCTTGGTTCTGTAATTAGTTTCACTAGTGAAATCTTAGATTTTGTTATTTCAATTCTTGACTTTCTATTATGTAAAGAAGAAAATCTTTGCCCTCAAATTGAGAAATATAATCCTCTTGATGGCCCTGTAGTGTCAGGTGGTTCTCTTACTTTAGATATTAATTCAATATTTGAAAGTGCCAAAGGAGTAGCAGATAGTTTCCAAGGTATTATTGATATACCAGAGAACATAGAAGATTATGAGTTTGTCTTTGATGCACAAGCAGCACTTGACGCAACATTAGATTCTTGTAATGTTGGATTTGAAGAGTGTGGTGTTCCTAGTGTAGTATTCTGGGGTGGCTCTGGTTCTGGTGCAACGGGCAATGCAGTAGTCAATGCTGTTGGTGATATTATTGGTGTTGATTTAGTACTGCCTGGGGATTATGAACAAGCACCTATTATTGACTTTGAGGATAACTGTGGAAATGGAGTAGGTGCTGAAGCTATTCCTGTTCTTGGTGAGGTTACGGTAGAGACTGGAATAGGCACCGATGGAACTGGAATTGTTGTTGATGTTGTTGATGTTGATGATGTTGGAGTAGGAACTGGAACCACTACAACTACAGGTATTACTGGTGTTGTAATAACGAATCCTGGATATGGATATCTTCCCTCTCCAAATGGTTCAAAGGGAGGAATGGGTAGAGTATGGGCAGATAGATGTCAAACTGTAGTAAGAAGAGCTAATAGAAGTTGGGATGCACCATATAGTGAAGGTAATATTATTCGACTGTATTATGGAGATAGAATAACATTACCTGGGCAAAGTGAAGTTGTAATTGACTGTGACTTCAACGCTATAGAACTTCCTGGATGTATAGAAACTGGGGAGAAATATTGTTATAAAGATATGCGTGGTTTTGATGATGGTTCATCTGGAACGTCTTTGGAGAACTTCAACATTAAGAGCATGGTTGGATTTGATGATATCAGAGGTTCAAATCCAAGAGTTACTCCACCAATTTCTATTGAGCACCAAAATCTTGTAAAGCAACTCAGCGAAACAGAAAGAGGAAGAGAATTATTTGAGGAAGAAAGAAAACTTGTAGAGTCTGGTGCTGTTACTGATTTTGGCCGTCCAGATCAGTTTGGATTTACTAATGACTATCCTTATGCAAGAGAACTTGGATTTAGTGATAGTGATATTAGATATTATCTTGAAGGTTTCTACTCTAAGATTCTTGGCAAGAGACTTGGCCCTTTGATGAAACTAAAGTTGGAAGATCCAAACTTTGGCCCTTTACCAAAGGCACTGAGAGGTGGTGGAACTTCTGGTATATTTGATTGTGAAACAGATTATCCTTATGCACTTTCATTGGGATTCAATGATAAAGACATTCGTTATTATCTTGAAAATGTTTATCGTGGAAAGATAGATGAATGTATGCAGAGAAAATTAAATGATGCAAACTTTGGTAGAGTTGATTATTATGTTGAACTGACTGCTCCTGGATGTCCCCCAGATCAACTGGTTGGTGACTATGAAGTTATCAGTGAAATTGGTGACGTTTATATTGATGATGGTGGATTTGGATATCAACCAGGAGATACTGCAACAGTATTAGATTGCTCTGGCAATCCTGATGCTTCTGCTAAGGTTGAAATAACTGTCGATCAACGTGGAGTTATTACTAATGCAAAAGTGATTAATCCTGGAGCAAATTACACATGTATTCCTGAAATTATCATAAATACTGACACAGGATACAATGCAAGATTAATTCCTGTTCTCAAATTTACGAGAGCGGAAGATGTTCCTCCTGGCACACAAGTTCTCCAAGTCATTGATTGTGTAGGTAGAGTATAATGGCAGAAACAGAATCCAAATCATTTAGGAAAGTATGCACTGAGGAAGGTGAAGTAGTATTTGGTGATACATGTAAAAACAATGTGAAGATGGCAGTTATGATTCGCCGTCTTTTTCCTAATGCAAACTTTCAAACCTCACATTATATTGCACTTCAGATGAGTGGTGCTCTTGATGGTGCTATCATTGCTAGTGCTCCATCAGTATTTACTGTTCTTTGTGGAGAAAAACCAGTCAAGGTTGACTCTGAAGGTAACTTCAACCTTAGCAATACTACTGGTAACAAAAGTGAGGGAATTGGTGCATATATTCGTTCTGAAAATGGTGATATTGTTTTAAGTGCTCCTAATGGTAGAGTCAGAATCATGGCAAGAGATATTGATTTGATTGCTAAGGGTAATGGAAGTACCACTGGTTATGTAAATGTCAGAGCAAATTCTACTATCGATTCTGATGCACCCACAATTAACATGCAAGCTGCAGATGCAATTGGCCTTGCTGCTGAAAGAAACTTAAATGTAAATGTCCCAGGTACATACAAGGTTTCTTGTGGAAATTCTAAACTTGTTGAAGGGCCTGATGTTTCAATTACAACCGGTTTGCTAGGTTCTGGTTCAAATACGATACTTCAATCTGCAGAAGGACTTTTAAAGTTAATTCAGAGTATACTATAACATGGAAGTAACTGATATTCACGTAGGTAAACAACTACAAGTAAATTATAGTGTTCAGGGACTAACACCGAATCCTCCTCTTGTATATGGATTTGGACCAACTGCTGTTCCTGGCACTGGATTTTTTAATGGTGGTATACTGGTTGGAAGTCCATTATCTTACCCAATACCTAATGTTCCAGAAGCAACCTTGATGGTTGGAAGAGCAGAACCAGTTTCAAATCCACTTGCTTCTGTTGCACCATCTATTTTTAAAGTTACTTCAAGAGCTTCCATAACTCCAGTAGGAACTCCAATTGATGTAATGTTGGGAGATCCTACTGGCCCTGTTGGAGTTACTTGTTTTTGTGGCATTCAACCATTTACTGTCCAATCTGGATCTATTAATTTAGTTACTCTTGCTTCCTATAGTTTAGTTTCTCCTTTTAGAAATGAGGTTGGAGCTTCAGAAGACATAGGAGCAAAAGTTTTTGGTGGTTCGAAAGCAGAATTGGGAGTTGATTCAAACTTATCCCTTGCATATAACTCCGCACCTATAATCGGAAATGCTCCACTTGACGTGCCAGATTATAAGTCATCAGTTACTACGTTAAATGCAACATATTTCTTAGCAAAAAGTAAAAAATCATTTGATATTCCCCACCCAACTAAAGAGAATCATAGACTTCGTTACATTTGCTTAGAAGGGCCTGGTGCAGAAGTTTATTTCCGTGGAAAATTAGAGGATACTAATGTAATAGAAGTACCTGATTATTGGACAGGTTTGGTAGATGCAGAAACAATTACAGTAAATTTAACTCCGATTGGATGTTATCAAGAATTATTTGTTGAAAAAATTGAGTGGGGAAGTAGAATTATAATCAAAAATAATGCTGGTGGGCCAATCAAATGCCATTACACTGTATATGGAGAAAGAAAAGATGTTGAAAAGAACATTCCTGAATATGAGGGATTGACACCAGAGGATTATCCAGGAGATAATAGTAACTATGTGATTAATGGGGGTATAAAATAATGGCAAGCACAAGTAGAACATTTGATATTAATCAAATTGTAAGTGAAAAGTATTCACAACAAACAAATACAATTGATTTTGCAAAAACTCAAATTGTAATTCTTGATGAAGCAAAGGAACCATATAAGGCAGCATTATATGGTATTGATGCTTCTCTTTACCAAGACATTCAAGATGTCAATGATACTCTGGTTGCTGTTACGTCTGCATATCAAGCAAGAATTGATGCTGGATGTAGAACTGATTTGTTTTGGGCACAGACTGGATTTACCACTGTTCCAACAAACACTTGGACGTATCAATGTACAAGAGTTAGTTATGTAGGATATTCCACAGCATATCAAATTCCTGCTGGAGTAGGACTTGGTTCTACTGGAACTCCAATTCCTGATAACTATGGTTATCTAACTGACAATATGCATGGAATTAAACAATATTCGGAACCTTATTTTGAAGATTTGTTAGATACCTATGTTGGTTCTGGTATTGGTACAATTGGAGTTGGAACATCCGAATTGTATATTCTTGCGCCAGTTAATACAACAGGAATACAGGGATTAGAAGTTGGGCAGATTGTTACATCATCAAAAGATTTAGTATTTGCTAGTAATGTGAATACTATTGTTGGTATTGGTACGACTATTAAAGACTTGTCTACAATTCCTGATTTGGGAATTACAACAAACAAGAGCACCATTAATGTACTTACTCTTGAAAATCAAGCAATTGGAAGCGCAGAAGCGCCTGAAGAGGATAATAGTTATGTGACATTTACTGTCTTGATAGATCCTAATGATTTGCCAGACGATTTTGCTATTGATTTTAATTCGCCAGCATATACACCACAAACTGTTTCAATGATGAATAGTTCTAGTGTTGGTTCTGCAACATCAACTGTTTATGATAATTCAGGAAAACCAAATATTTCTCAACAATGGAATCAGTTTCTTAATGGTTTCCCTAATCCAGATGATGAAGATTCTGAGATATCACCTCCTAATGTTGGAGCAGGTATTACTCATTATCTTGTTGGATTTAGTAGTGAACCAACATATCTTGGAGTCGCTGCAACAGTAGGACAGATTGTTACATCAACAACTCAATTTGGATATCCATTATCTCCTGTTGGTTATGCTACTTTACCAGCATGTCCAACTGAAGAAGCAGCATTAACTGCTGCAATTTCGGCAAGAGATGCAAAAGAAGCGGAGTTCTCTTCTGGTATCGGTACTTTTAATAGCAAACTTAATTTAGTAAATGCATTGAGAGAAGATATGTCAGAATTGAACCTGAGGATATGGGCATATAGAATGCAAATCGGTCAAGCACAAACAAATCAAACCAAATATAATACTTTTAGTGCATTAATCAACGAAAATCAAGATTTAATCGATAATATTTAAAATTATGAAAGACTATCAATTTATTAAATCAAATAAGGAGTATGCTCTACTTTCTGGCAGAGCTAAAAGTACAGTCATTAAACTTCCTGAAGAGTGGGAAGAATTTGTTGACTTGTCTAAAATTACAGTAAACTTAACTCCAATTGGAGCAAATCAAAATCTTATTGTAAAAAGGACACAGGGACGTGAGGTGCATCTGCAAACGAACGGGTTGCCCGTGGACTGCTACTACATGATTATGGGTGAGGTGCTTGACAAGGACGCTTGAGCACCCTATAATATACAGGTAATCAAACGAACCCCATGCAAGACGAATTCCTCACCCGTTGTGTAGTAGATCCTGTTAAGCGCAGTATCTACCTTTATTCGAATGAGGGTGATGAAAAAACTGTTACTTGTGAAACAGTTGAACAATTCATGAACGTATTGGAATTTGTGCGTGCTACTTGTAACGAAGAAACCATTGCATATGCTAGTCCACTCTGATAAGCTATACGAAGAAGTCCTCAAGTTTTATAGGTATGCGCCCAGAAACCAGAAAGTCAATGGAGATGCTATTCTCCGCAAAATGGAATCTTCCAAAAGCAGCAAAGAATGCTGGTTTAACCAACAAGGAGATGAAAATTACATTTAACGAATATTGTACTTTTCATCCTTCTACTTACGAAAATCCTAAAGAAGTTTTACTGCCCCGACCACATTTCCCTGGATAGGGTTTTTCTGCGAGTATGGCGGAATCGGTAGACGCACCAGACTTAAAATCTGTTGGGCATTGTGCCCGTGGGAGTTCAAGTCTCCCTACTCGCATTACCCTAAATATCCTTTAGGGTACGAATTAGTCCCATGAAATACCGTATAGACGCTAGATACGTTTGGTATAATAAGGGAAAAATGATAGTCTTAATGTATTTCATACAAGGACTTCCATTTACTTTTGATGAATTGCCTGATGATGGACTCTACGATTTGAGTGCTATTGAGTTAGCAGATTGTGAAAGAAGATGGGAACCAGAAGAGGTTTATAAAACATCTTTCTATTTAATTGAAGAAGAAATGCATCCCCTTATGTTTGATGTAGAATTAGAAAATCCAGAGTGTATGCCTGCAGACTAAAAAGTGATAAATTTTATTGATGATTTTTTAGATGAAGACAAGTATCATGATTTGTATGAATATTGTCTCCATGCACCATGTTAAATATATGCCACTTTAGCTCAGTTGGATAGAGCAACGGTTTTGTAAACCGTAGGTCGTCGGTTCAAGTCCGACAAGTGGCTTTTTAAATATTCTACAATATGTCCTATCAGTGCGTCATATATAATCCACAACTTCCAAATCAAATCATAACTGAAGTGGAAAATGAAATTAGTGCTAATGTAGAAGTTGTTAATTCTTCTGTAGATAATTTTGAAAATAAAATCTTGCTAAAATCAGTAAGAAGTTCAAAACACGCTTGGATTTCTACAGATTACTGGATTGCTTCTCACATTTGGTTTTATATTCAAAAAGCAAATGAAAGTAATTTTTTATATGACATAACAAAATTTGAAAACGATGTCATACAATATACAACATATGACGTTGGAGATCATTATAATTGGCATGTAGATTATTCTATATCTACTAATATTAACAAAAGCGTTGGTAATAATTTTGAAGAAAATACTCTAAACTCTGTTTTAGTAAAAAATCAAGAAATAAGAAAATTATCTTTTGTAATGCAGTTATCTGATCCTTCTGATTATGAAGGAGGAGAATTACAGTTTCTTGACGATTCTGATAATATATATTATGCTCCTAAAGAAAAAGGAACTATAATAGTTTTTGACTCTAGAACGAAACATAGAGTTAGAAAAATTAAAAAAGGTTTCAGAAAAAGTATTGTTGGTTGGGTTATGGGTCCAAGATGGAAATGAACGTTGAACTATTGCCTCTTTTCAGTACACCTGTTTTTGTTGTTGATATCGAGGAGGATTTAGGTGATATCTCCACCTTTATAAAGTATTTTGAGTATCAAGATATAAATGTAGATGGAGATAATGAATGTGCTACAACTAAAAAATTAAATGTCCTTGAACATGCAGAATTGCTTGAGCTCAAGAAAACTATAATTAAACACTTCAATTATATTAAAAATGAAGTGTTTAAGTATACTGATACTCAATTTGAGATTACTACATCTTGGGGAACTAGGGTAGGAAAAAACTCTACTAGTCATTATCACAATCATAGAAATGCATTGTATAGTGGAGTATTTTATTTTGAAAATTATGGAAAAAATAATTCTTTCATAGAATTTTCTTCTTTCTCTAAAGAACAATTTGATTTGAATAATTCGGAGAGAAATATTTTTAATAGTGAGAATTGGACTATTGAAACCAAGAAGAACAGACTAATTATTTTCCCAAGCAATATTTACCATAGAGTAGTATACAAGAACTGTAATTTGTATAGATATTCTTTAGCTTTCAATTTAATTCCAACAAAATCATTTGGGTATCTTGATAGCAGTGTCAATATAAATCTAGTAAGATGAAAATAAATCTCTGGTATTCCAAAAGCATGGCTCAATGGAGATGGACTTTATGTACTAAAAAATATAATAAATGTCATCAAGATGAACAGCACTCTGGACAAAGAGAAAATCTTAGAGATGCCATGAACGATGTTGCAAATACAGTGGAGTATATTTTAAATGGTTGATAATTTTATTTTAGAGTTAGATAATTTTTTGACGCCAGAACAGTGCGAACATTACATTGACTATTTTGAGGCAATGAAAGAGAACGGGTTTACTAACACTAGACTTAATCAAAATCGAAAACCTCATGATGTTGAAGATCAGGAACATTTCATTCACGAATGTGTACAATATACATCTTTTAGGCCAGGGAAAATTCTTATTGATGAATTTTGGGAAAATGCGTATCCAAAGTATGCAGAAAAATATAGCATTCTTCTTGATTCTTCAGAACATAATATAGATAAATTAAAAATTCAGAAGACAGAACCTGGGCAAGGATATCATTCATGGCACTATGAAACTCTTGGTAAAGTAAATCGCGATAGACTTTTATTTTTTATTGTATACTTAAACGATATTGAAGAAGGTGGAGAAACTGAATTTCTTTATCTTAGAAAAAGAATTAAAGCAAAGCAAGGAAAACTAATTATGGCACCTGCAGGATTTACTCATACTCATAGAGGAAATCCTCCCCTAAGCGAAACAAAATATATTATGACAGGGTGGGTGGAATATACGTAAATCAACACATAATAAGCAATTATACTCAAGTGAAATCAGATTTTTATATAGATAGAGTTAGTAAAGAAGAAATCAAAGAACTTCTTTATACCCATCACTACTTGAAAGACGAGTCCAAAGATTTCAAATCAGGGTATAACTATGGACTTTTTAAGCGCACTGAATGGGAATGCCCTCTTAGGATTGGGGAGTGCCTTGCTGCTTGCGTTTTTACTGGCCTCCCAGTTCCAGAAATTGCCAGGGGAGCATTTGGATTAGAACGCAATCAGCAAGAAGGTTTATTTGAACTTTCTAGATTATGTGTTCATCCAGAAGTGCAGAAAGAAGAATATAATATTACATCTTGGTTCGTCAGTCGTTCTATTAAAAAATTCCGTAAAGATGCGAATGTTCGCGCTATTCTTAGTTATGCTGACTCTGCTCACCATAGTGGTATTATATACAGAGCTTGCAATTTCAACTATTACGGGTTGACAGACGCAAAGAAAGATTTTTATTATAGTGATGGAACTAAGCACTCAAGAGGAAGTGTAAAAGGCGCAGATGGTGAATGGAGAGACAGAACCAGAAAACATAGATACTTGATGGTATTTGACAAAAAACTTCAAGTGTTGTGGAAAAAACAAAAATGTGATACTATATAATAGTCCGTGTGAAGGAAGAGCGCACTTAATGTGCAGATGAGCATCCAAGTTTCTTGGGTGCTTTTTTCTTATGATAAATAATTTATAACAGAACTTATCGTGCAAATAAGATGCCTCTCAGTCGTTTAGATAATTTCCTTAAAAATGCCCGTGGTAACATTTTATATGTAAACCCAAATGATTTAGACGCTACAGATAGTATTGAAAACCAGGGTAACTCTCTTGCTCGCCCATTTAAAACTATTCAGAGAGCACTCATTGAGGCATCCAGATTTTCATATCAGAGTGGATTAGATAATGATCGATTTGCAAAGACAACCATTCTCTTGTATCCTGGAGAGCACCTTGTCGATAACCGTCCTGGATGGATTCCTGATGGTGAAGGTAATTTCAAATTAAGAAATGGTACGTCATCTAGTAATTATGAGGCATGGTCTCTCACGACTAACTTTGATTTAACCACTGCTGATAATGCACTCTATAAGCTTAATAGTGTACATGGTGGTGTTATTCTACCAAGAGGAACTTCAATTGTTGGTTTAGATCTTCGTAAAACAAAGATTCGTCCAAAATATGTTCCCGATCCAGCAAATGATAATATTGAATCATCTGCTGTTTTTAGATTAACTGGTGCTTGCTACCTTTGGCAGTTCAGTGTCTTCGATGGCAATCCTAACGGAAACGTATATAAAGATTATACAGAAAATATTTTTGTTCCAAATTTTTCACACAACAAGCTGACAGTATTTGAATATGCTGATGGCGTAAATGATGTCAAGATTAATGACAGTTTCATTAGTGATTTTGATGCCGCTAGAACTGATCTTGATATGTACTATGAGAAGGTTGGACTTGCATATGGTTCATCTTCTGGTAGACAAATTGAACCAAACTATCCATCAAGCGGACTTGACATTCAACCTAAGGTTGATGAATATCGTATTGTAGGACCTACTGGTGGACTTGTTGGTATCAGCAGTATTAAAGCAGGTGATGGCGTAACTCCTTCAGATACAATCACAGTAACTTTAGAAGAAGCACTACCCGGACTTTCTGTCGATACTCCATTCCAAGTTTCTGGAATTACTGCTACTGGATATAGTGGACAATTTGTTGTAAGTGATGTAATTACAACTTCTGTTGATGGAACTAGTGTATTTAAATATAAAGTATCAAATCCACCAACAGATCCATTACCAACAGTTACTGGTTCTAGCATCAATCTTCAGACAGATACTGTTACTTCAGCATCTCCATATGTCTTTAATGTCTCTCTGAGATCTGTCTATGGTATGTGCGGTATGCACGCCGATGGCAGTAAAGCATCTGGATTTAAATCAATGGTTGTGGCTCAGTTCACAGGCATTGGACTTCAAAAAGATAAGAATGCTTTCGTTAAGTATAACGAAACGAGTGGAGAATATAAAGATAGCACATTTGCTGGTAATGAAAACATCAATACCGATTCCCGTGCAGTTTTCAAACCTTCATATAAAAACTTCCACATTAAAGCATCAAATAATTCGTTTATTCAGATTGTATCTTGCTTTGCTATTGGGTATTCCGAGCACTTTATAGTTGAAAGTGGTGGAGATTTGTCTGTCACAAACTCTAACTCTAACTTTGGCGCAAAGGCTATTGTATCTGATGGATTTAGAGAAGATTCATTTGCCAGAGATGATGTTGGTTATATTACTCATATCATTCCACCAAAAGAGTTGGAGACAACTGATGTTGCAATTGAATTCAATGCTCTTGACGTTTACCAAACTATTGTTGGCGTTGCATCCACAAGTCGCCTTTATCTTTACAATCAGACAAACCAAGATGTTCTTCCTGACAGTGTAATTGAAGGATATAGAGTTGGAGCAAAAGAGAATGACAATCTAAATGTTCTAATCTCTCAAGGTGGTGTTACTCAGCAATATTCTGCAAGAATTGTAATGCCAGATTCTGAGTTGATGACAACTCAGAGTACATATAGAAAAGTATTTACAGTCGGTAGAAATTCTGGAATCAATAGTATTACTGCTAATACATTAACATTAACTGAAGATCATAACTTCAAGAGTGGAGAAACTATCCGTGTTTTATCTGAGGATGGACATCTTCCTGACGGTATTGATGAAAATATTGTTTACTTTGCAATTTCTGATGGTTTAAATCCAAATCAGATTCAAATTGCACAAACACTTAATGATGCTATTAATGGTGATGATATTACTGTTAATAACAAAGGCGGAATTCTTAGAGTTGAAAGTAGAGTAAGTGATAAGATTTCTGGTGATATCGGGCACCCAATTCAATATGATGTTGATGCTGGACAATGGTACATTACTGTAGGAACAGCAGCAACAGACAATAGCATTTATTCAACTATTGTAGGACTTGGAACCACTTCTCTTGGCGATGCAACACCAAGAACATTTATTAATCGTAAACCAGACACAAGAAGTGTAATTGATACTTCATATCGTATTCGTTATGTAATTCCTTCCGGTTCTGGTATTACAACTGCTCGCCCACCAATTGATGGATATATTATTCAAGAGTCAAGTAGTGTAAATGGAGCATCAAATACAGAAGTTGCAAAATACTATAGTCCAACTGAAGTTTCTCTTTCCAACTTAGGTGAGTATAGAAACTTTAGTTTCCTTGCAAATGCACATTGGACTAGCAATACTGCATACTTCTTATCAGAACTACCTCACGATTTAAAAATTGGCTCTCAAGTTTTGATTGAAAATGTAAAGAGTACAAATAATCCAGTTGGTACTGCAAACTCTGGATTTAATGGAACATATAATGTTACTGGTATCAGTAGTGCAAGAGAATTTACTGTCTCTCTTAATAGTATTTCTGGCCCTGGCGCATTTACAAACGACACTGATTCTAGAACCACTAGTCTCCCAACCTTTACTCAGAAGAGATATTCTGGAACTTATATCGTCTATAGATCTCAGGAAGTTCAAGAGTACATTGCAGGATTACAAGATGGCATCTATCACTTATTTGTAACTAATGCTTCAAATACTCCATCTGTAACACCATTCTCTACTGAAAGATATTCTCAACCAATCCAAAATCTCTATGCTCAAACAAATAGAGATAATCCAGTATCAGATCCAAAACCAACAAAATCATTTGCTGTTCCATCTCCTATTGGAAAGGTTGTTGTTGATAACCCTCAAAACAGTGTTACTAGAGAGACTATTGAGAAATCTCTGTTTGATTTTAACGTTGGTTTTGGAATTACTGCAATCACATCAAACAGCACAGGAACAGCACATACGTTCTACACAACTATTGATCATGGGTTGAATAGAGTTGTTAGTGTTGGAATTGCTGACAGTGGTGTTGCATATGGAAATAGTAGTGCTGGATATCTTTATAATGCTAGATTAGTTTCTGCTGGTGCAGCAACTACTCAGGGACAATATGCTACTGCAAGACTTACTATTAACGGTACAGGTAATATTACTGCCGTCAAGATTATGGATGGTGGTAGTGCATACAGCGTTGGCGACTCCCTTCAAGTCGTTGGCACTGCCACAACAACTGGACACAGCGTTGGTATTGTAACAGTTACTGAGATTTATAATAACATTGGTGATACTTTAAGCGTTGCTGGTGTTATTCCACACACCAATAACGATTTTAATTCTCTCTATAGAATCACTGGAATTGCAACAGATTCAGCAAAAGAAATTACAGTTTCTTCTGCATCAACAATCGGCGCAGCAACAACTCTTGGAGTAGGAATTACTAATCTTGCGAGTGCATCAGTAACTCTGACTGGACAATCTTTAGATGTAACTGGGTTTACCTACAATGCAATAACTGGTGTTGGTGTTGTCACAACATCCCAAAGACATGGATTGCATGTTGACAAAAAGATTAAATTAGGTGGTGCTGATAATCCTCTTTATAGAGGAGACTTTATTGTCAAGAAAATCAATAGTCTCAATTCATTTGATGTTAACATTGGATTAGGTACAGTAACTCCATCTACATCTGGAACAATTAAGGTATATCAGTACGGTTATTCTTCTTCAGGTGGTAATGTTTCATTAGAAAATGAAAATATTGGCGGAAGACAGAACATAGAATATGCAGGTATTACTACAACATTATCTGCAACAGTTGCTACTGCTACTACTCCAAATATTGAAATTGCTGATATTGAAAAACTTGATATTAATATTGGCGATTACTTATTAATTGAAGAAGAACTTGTAAGAGTAAAAACCACAGTTTCATCAAACCCCGTTAAAGTATTCAGAGGAGTACTTGGAACTAAGGCAAGTACTCACCTATCAAATACTGTTGTAAAAAGAGTCCATTGTCGTCCTATTGAGTTTAGAAGAAACTCTATCATTCGTGCTTCTGGACACACCTTTGAATATGTTGGTTTCGGTCCTGGTAATTACTCAACTGCTTTCCCAGACAAACAAGATCGCAGTCTTTCTTCTCAAGAAGAACTCTTAGCACAATCAACTAAGAGAGATGGTGGAATCAATGTCTACACAGGCATGAACGATCAGGGAGACTTCTATGTTGGTAATAAGAGAGTAAGTTCTGCTACTGGACAAGAAGAAGTATTTGATTCTCCTGTTCCTACTGTTACTGGAGAAGACATTAATCCAGGTAGATTTAGTGTTGGATTCGATGTTCTTACTCCACTTGAAGCAACAATCAGTCGCTCTATCAAGGTTGAAGGTGGTGCAGACGGTAACATCCTTTCAGAATTTGACGGTCCTGTTGTATTCAACAACAAACTGACTTCAACATCAACCAAAGGTATTGAGGCATCATCAATATTCCTGCAAGGTGATGCAACTGTTTCTAGAAAGTATACTGTTGGAATCTCTACTCCTTCACTTGCAGGAAACCCAGGAGACATTACATATAATGCTAATCCAGAAAAAGGCGGTTATCTTGGATGGATTTATACAACAGATAATGACTGGTATCGCTTTGGTGCTGTAAGTTATGAGCAAAACTTGAATGTTGCTATCTTCGATAAGGTTGGCATTGCAACAAACTCACCTGGACTGAATACACTTCAGGTTGGTTCTGGTTCTTCTATCTTTGCTGTTGATGGCACTGGTGTTGGCATCGGAACAACTGCAAATGGTTACGCACTTCATGTTATTGGTTCCACAAACATTGTTGGAACTGTAACTGCAACATCATTTGTTGGTGATGGTGCTGGATTAACAAATCTTGCAAACGACAGTCTCTGGGCTGGAACATCTGCAGGTGTTGGAACAGGTATCTATCCAATCAATCTTTCAAGAGTTGGTGTAGGAACATCTGTTCCCCATTACAACCTCGACGTTGGAACCACTGGAACTGGTACAACTGACTTAAAAGTTAGAAATAACTCAATCTTCGATGGCAACATCAATGCTCAAGATATCCTGGTTGGTAGTGCAATTACTGCAACGGCATATAGACTTGACAGTTCTTCAAGCAACATTCGCGCAGGTATTGTAACTGCAACAACGCTGGTTGTTGGAACTGCTGTTTCAACGTCTGGTTCTAATGTTGGATTCGGAACTGCAACTCCAAGAGCAAAAGCAGACTTTGAAGGTTCTGTTAAGTTCAAGACATATTCTGAATACGTTGAAGCACTTGATATCTCAGGTGGTAATGTAAACGTTGATTTATCAGTTGCACAGACATTCACATTGACAGTCGATTCTCCAGTTTCTCAGTTTACATTATTAAATCCACCATCTGGTTCGACTGCATTTACAATTAAGATTACTCAGAATTCTACTGGATATTCTGTTGGCATAGATACATTTAAGAATAGTGGTGGAACTACAATTCCAGTTTATTGGCCTGGCGGTGGAGTCTTACCTGTTGTTACTACAACTGCAAATAAGACAGACATCTACTCGTTCAAGACATTTGATGGCGGTTCATCACTTTACGGTGTAGTTGGAGGACAAAACTTCGCATGATAGGACTAGCATACTATAGCGGAACACCAACAACCTTAGATTTAAACGGACCATATCTAAGATTTACATCTGAACCAGAAGGAACAACAGTTGATGATGGTGGTAGCGTTACTCTTTCGGGTATCGCTACCGCAGAATTTAAAACAAATCCTGATGCAACAAATACAGGATATATCTCATATCAATGGTATAGAGATGGTATTGCATTAGAAGACGGCACTAATGTTTCGGGTTCTCGTACTACTGAATTAACTCTTTCCAATCTTTCTAACCCAGAAGATACTGGAAAGAGTTTTGTTTTGCGTGCTGATTATATACCTTCAGCATATCAATCAGAAGAAGGTGCCATAACTGCTGGTATTGCACGTTCAACTGGTTATGCAGTCAATGGCCCATTAGATACAGAGAGTTCTGTAATTGTCACAGTAAATCCCACAATTACTATCAGTGCTCAACCATCTGATGATACTGCTGCCCAAACACAAGATGCAACATTTACTGTCGATGCATCAGCATCAGATGGTTCTGATATAACATATCAGTGGAATGTCAACGGAAGTCCTGTTTCTGATAGTGATACTGTAAGTGGTTCTACAACACCAACACTTACAATTTCTTCTCCTGATGTTTCTACGAATACTGTATCAGTTACAGTTACTCACCCTTCAGCAGGCAATTCACCTGTTACATCCGATGATGCAACTTGGACTGTTGTTTCTGCACGTTCTATTATTTCTTATGATTCTGTAAGTGATGGTGGTTCTTATTATGGTACTGTAACTGGTATAAATCTGTTTGATGGTCCTTTGACTCTGACTGCAGATTCTGGAAATCCAACTAGAAGTATATCTCTTTGGGCTCCAGAAAAGGATGTAAAAGTTAGGGCAACAATGGCTGCTGGCGCAGGTTCAGGTAGAAATGGAAATAGAGGTGGATATGGCGGATTATCAGTCTTTGAATTTACATTATCTCAAAATACAGAGTATGTTATTAAATTGGGTGCTGCAACGATGCCTACTGGTGGTTCAAATGGTGGAGGCGGAGCAGCTTATATTTTCAAAAAAGGACAACTTCTTATTGCTTTAGGTGGTGGTGGAGGTGCAGGAAATAGTGGAAGAGGTGGTGATGGTGGAGGAGCTGGAGTATCTGGAGAAGGAGGTACGGGAAGATATAGTGGTGCTGGTGGACAATTATATGCTACTGGCACTCTACCTAGCACTGGATTTTTCCCAGGCGGAGCAGTTTATGGTGGTGTAAACTGGAGTTCTACAACAGCAGGAAGAGTTTCTGGTTGTACTATTGGCGAATATTATGCAAATATTGGTTATTCTCCTTGTAGTGATGTTGGACAACAAAAATGGAGAAGTAATACTGGAAATGAAGTAAGTCAAACCGCAAGAATTCAAAGGGGATATAAACCAGGAACTGGACATAGAAACAACGGAGGTAATGGTTCCGGAGATAATGGAGGTGGCGGTTCTGGTGCCTACGGAGGCAATGCAGGAACTTCCGGTGGTTCTGGTGGTGGCGGCGCTAGCGGATATTCTAATGGAGAGGCAACTATTGTTTCTACACAACTTGGCGGAAATACTAGTACCAATGCATATATTACTTTAGAGTACCTGGCAGAATAAATAATAAAAAACACTGGGGGAGAGTGAACCCAAATGGCTATCAATAAAAATTTTGTAGTCAAGAACGGATTAGAAGTAAGCACTAATCTTATTCTTGCAGATGCCATTACTAATAAGGTAGGTATTGGTAGTACAATTCCATCCACTCAGTTAGATGTTATTGGTGGAATTGCATGTACTGACTTTAGAGCGGTTGGTGTTGCTACAATTAAAACTTTAAAGGCAACAACTGGGATTGTCACCGATTTACTTGCAACTTATGGTACTGTTGGAATTGTAACTGCTGCTGCATTACAACCAACGCATGTAAATGTTTCTGGTGTACTAACTGCAGCAACTGCTCAGTTTGATGGAGTTACAACAATTGCTGTCGGTGTTGTCACATATCTGAGCGGAACGAATTTAAATTATTCCGGTATCGGAACAATTCAAGATTCAGTTATTACTTCATTAAATGTAACTGGATTCTCAACTATTGCAGACTTAAATGTAACTGGGGTTGCAACTGTTGCTACGGTTGATATTAATGCGGGAGATATTGAAGTCACATCTGTAAGAACTTCAAACTTAAATGCAACTGGTGTTACTACCATTACATCACTCTCTGTTACTGGTTCAACATTTGAAAGATTAACTGTAAATAACTACAGCAATCTTGCTGGTGTTACTACAATTGATAATGCAACTGGAACTAATTTAAATTTCAGTGGTGTTGGCACAATAACAACAACTGAAGCAACCAGTGTACAATCAACAAATCTCAATGTAACTGGAGTTACAACTACCAATACATTTGAAGCATCAACTGCAGATATTGATATTCTCACTGTCAATAGCTATAGCAATCTTGCTGGTGTTACCACAATTGATAATGCAACTGGAACTAATCTAAATTTCAGTGGAATAGGTTCTGTTGGGGGAGTTTTATTCAGCAGTGGTATTATAACTTCTACAGCACTTGGAGCAGGAATTGTCACCTTCTATGGTGATGGAAGTCAATTACAATTCCTTCCATCAGCATCACCTGAAGGTTCTGATACTCAAGTACAGTTTAATGCTACCGGTGTTTTCTCTGGACATCCTGGATTTACATATAACTATGAAACCGTAGGTGCTACAAGTTTAAATGTTTCTACTGGTGCTACAATTGGAACAGACTTAATCGTCAGTAGAAATGTAAAAATTACTGGAGTTGCAACTGCACAAGACTTCGATGCTCTTTCTGATGTCAACTTTAAAGAAAATATCAAAACCGTAGAAGGTGCATTAGATAAAGTAGAACAACTTCGTGGTGTAAGATTTAATTGGAAAGAATCTGGCAATCCATCTTATGGAGTTATTGCTCAAGAGTTGGAAGAAGTTCTTCCAGAATTGGTTCACGGAAGCGATCCTAGGACAGTTAATTACAATGGAATTATTGGAGTATTGATTGAAGCAATTAAAGAACTCAAGAGTGAAATCAAAGATTTAAAGTCTCAATAAAAAATAAATATCTTTATATGAAAATGAAATTATGAATCATACATCTGCGTGGATTTTTACCAATCTACCACCTGAAATAATAAACATAATAGAAGAAACCGCACAAGATAATATAATAAATTCTAAAATACATTGCAATTCATGGATTGGTGGTTTTTTATGGCATTACATACGAAAATTTAATAATGAAAATTTTAAGTATGACATCAATGACATTGAATGTGATGGAATTGAATATATTGAGCAATCAACTGGAGACTCTACTACATGGAGAAATGATATACTTATAAACTCAGAGGAAGATTCAGAAACTGTTAGAAAGTTGTCCTTTATACTTCAACTTTCGGATCATGACTCCTATGAAGGAGGAAATGTTCAAATTATGAATCAATATGGACAAACATATTTTTTCCCTAGAATAAGAGGAACTATCATTGTATTCGATTCTAGATCTCAATATAGAATTTGTAAGATAAAGTCTGGAACCAGAAAAAGTCTTGCTGGATGTGTGACTGGGCCAAGATGGAGATGAACTGCTATGGATTATTCGCCTACAAAATTTAAAGACTTTGATAAAACTGGATTTTTTATTGTTGAAAATATATGTAATGTAACAGAACTAATAGAAGAAGTTCCCGAAGAAAGAGGATATATCAGATACCTCAAACCTAATGATAAAGAATATAAACTTGGAAAACAATTTGTCAAAGAAGAATGTGATGATCAAATGAAGGGATGTTTTTCGAGGTATAAAAACCCAAGATATAAACATTTTCACACTAAACTGAGATTGATTTTGGAGGAAATAATTGGTAAAAAATTATATAATACATTTTACTATGACAGATTTTATTTTCCAGGCAATGAATTAAAAAGGCATGTTGATAGACATGCGTGCGAAATATCAATTACACTTCACATTGGTTCTAATTTAAAACAAGACTGGCCTATCAGTATAGAATCTGTAGATGGAGAAGTTTATGATGTTGAATTAAATCCTGGAGATGCATTGGTGTATAAGGGATGTGATCGCCCTCATTGGAGAGATGTCATGATTGGAAGAGAATCAGCATACTATCACCAAGCATTTTTTCATTATGTTTTAGCAGATGGAACAAGATGCCAATATGCATTTGATGTATGTAAATGAGTGAATTTAATAAATAATACTATCCAAGCCGAGTGAGTACACGAAGATGGCTATTAAAATTTCAGGAACAACTGTAATTGATGATAATAGAAGTCTAATCAACATAAACTCCGGCTTAGGTGTTGGCATTCAGTCAGGCGGAACTATTGTTGGTTATGGTGCTACTATCCTCAATTTTGTAGGAGCGGGCAATACTTTTAAAGTAGATGGTGATACGATTGACATTAGTATCGAAGGTGGTGGAGGATCTGGTGTTTCCTCAACAGGTATTTCAACAGCAGTATTCTGGTCGAACCCATCATTTATTGGCACTAGTTATACTTTAAGTGAAGGAAGCAATAATTATGGTGCTTTCGGTCCACTTGTACTTGCAAGTGGAGAAACTATCACGGTTGGCACTGACAACACGTTTATAGTCGTTTAATAGGAGAACTTTATGTCTACTCTAAAAGTTGATAGATTAAGGAGTCTTACAGATTCTGCCGTAGAATTTTCTAAAGGAGTTTCAGTAGCAACTGCATCAACCATAACTGGCAATATCAATTGTGGTGTATGTACTGCAGGTTACTTTTCTGGAAGTGGTTCTGGAATTACAAATATTCCCGGAGCAGCTGTCGGATTTGTGGTAGCACAAAACATTACATCGATTTAGAAAAATGGCATCATTAATACAAGTATCATCCGTTCAATCTCAAACAGCTGGATTAGCAGTTACTTTTTCTAATGGAATCATTATAGATCCCAGTCATTCTATTAGTGGGGCAGGTGGTTTAAATGTGGTAGGTGTTTTAACTTCAATCTCGTTCAGTGGTGATGGTAGCGGAATGACAAACATTGGAGGAATTTTACCACCAAAAGCAATATCACTGTCAATTATCATCTAAAAAATCATGTCAGCAATTCAAGTAGATCAGATTACAAATCAAGCCGGGACAGGAGCGCCAATCCTCACCCATGGAGCAACTATTCCTGTTGGTTATGCAATTACTTCTGCAGGAGGTTTAAATGTTGTTGGTGTGTTGACAGCTACAGCATTTGTTGGTGATGGTTCTCAATTAACAAATATCGTAACTTGCACAGAAGGACAAACCATCGCATTCAAACTTTTGTTCAACTATGACAACTGTCATAGAGCTTAAGTTTTAATTTAAATAAAAGTTCACCTAAATAAATTTAAAAAGGAGTTTAATCATGGCAGCGCCAAATATTGTAGGAGTAACAACCATTACTGGTAAAACTACATATGTAAGTCTTGCAGATACAACAGAAACTGTACTTGTAAGTAATGCAGCAGATTCTGGACACGTATATAAAATTAATAGCATCATCGTAGCAAATGATGATGGAACCAATTCAGCAGATATTACTGTTGCATATAACACTGTAGCAGCCGGCGCTGGTGCTAATTACCACCTTGCCAAAACAGTTACTGTTGCTGCAGACACAACTCTGGTTGTTCTTGATAGAGCGAGTGCTCTTTATTTGGAAGAAAACAGATCTATCGTTGTTCAAGCATCTGCTGCTTCAGATCTTGATGTCGTTTGTTCTTATGAAGATATTTCATCCTGATATAATTTAAACAAATAACATAGGAGCAAAAAAATGGATTCAATTATTCCTGCAGTTCCGAATTTGTATTCTCATGATAGACAAGAACCAAGAGAACCAATTCAAAGAATTAGACTTGCAGACGGAACTACAAAAACCGATTTCGGAACCTTTACTGCACAAGATCTTTTAGATAACAATATAACTGGTCCATATACCAGACCATCATTTAATGTCGAAACTCAGTTCCTTTCTTGGAATTCTGATACTCTTAAATATACCGTAAATGAGAACGATACTCTAACATCCGAGCAAATAGAGGGTGTGTTTAGAGGTGAAAGAGAGAGAAAATTGGCAAGCATCGATTGGACAGTTCTTCCAGATGCTCCCCTTACAGATTCTCAAAAAGAAGAAATGAAGGTGTACAGACAAGCATTGAGAGATATGCCACAAAATATGGACATTACTTCTTTGACAGAAGAATCATATGAAGCAATTGTCTGGCCAGAGTATCCAACATTCTTACCATAAATTTACCTTTTTACTCTCATGGCAGGTTTTAAATTTAACAAAAGATCAAGAGGACTCGACAGAATTACTGGTAGATATGCTGTAGGTTTTGGAACACCTTTAGTAAGTACAGTTAATAGTACCAGTGCAGAAGTAACATGCAACATTACACAAATTTCCGGTTCGGGAATTACTACAGTTGCTTATGATTTTTATAATGGCGGTACTAGTGACACGACACACCGAGTCGGTTTTATGACATTAACAGCCTATTCAAATTGGGCTCCAAAAAATTATGAAACAGGTAGTGGAAGAGTTATTGGATACAGTATTTCCACTAGCACTCCTGCATCATATGGATTATGTGGAGGCGGCGGCCAAGGCTCATGGGGCGGCGGAGGTGGTGGCGGCCTAGGTTATGGTAATGGCGACATAAGAGGTGGAACCTATAGAATTCAAATTGGAGCGCGTGGCCAATCAACTCACATTGTTCATTTCGATAATCCACTTTCTGCAATTGTTGGAACTGGAAATTCAATTACTGCCAATGCTGGCAACGCCGCATCTAGATCTGGCGGCAGCTGCGGGACTGTTCCTACGTTTGGTTTTAACACTGTTTATGGCGGCGGTGGTGGTGGTA